TTTCAGCATGTTTAGTGGCTCTATTTTTTTTATTACCTTTACTAAACGCATAAGGAGTTTGGTAACCGCCTACTCCTGCTGTCGTGCTCATTTCTTCTAATACTTCTCTTACTGCTTTAATTACTTGACTTCGTTTCATAGTTTACGCATTTCGTTAACTAGATCGTAATATTGCATTAAATTAATAAGGTGGTTATCAGTAATTTTTTCAGTCTTCTTCAAAGGAACTATTCCTTTAAATACTTCCTGTAATTTTATTTTTACTACTTCATCTTTTATTCTTGTACCAAGATCTTCGATTTCTTTTTTAATCTTTTCTACTTCTTCGTTGACTAAATTTCTAAGCCTAGTAGTAGAATTAACTGAAGTAATAAATTCTTTTAAAATATTTTTTTGCTCTGGTAGTAAGTTTTTATAGTTACTATTAAACTTTTCTAACAGAATCTTGAATGTAAGTAATCTTAAATCTTTATCATATTTAGAATACTCTTCTATTAACGTATCTTTAACTGCTTCTTTATCTATAGTAGATGATGTCAAATGCTCTAATACAGTAAGTTTATTATTAACTAAAAAGTCTGGATTAACTAATGTATTATTGTTCTGTGCTTCTAACAAACAGTATAAAGCAGCAAGAGGTTTGTAGTCTCTTACCTGGATAGCGAAAAATTCTTCTATATTATAGTTTTCTTTTAATTCAGCTATCAATTTATATTTAGACTCTTTTAAGGTCTTTTGATTAAATTTCCTAGAAATTTCGGTAATAGTAGATATAACTGTTTCTGCTTTTGCTTCGCTTAAATTATTATTTTTAAGTATATACTCATATAATTTAAGTTCTTTAGCAAGTACAGCTTTACCGCCGAAGTATTTCTTTAATATACCTACAGCAGCCGAGTCACTTTTTGAAAGTGTATCAGCAGCAATTTGTTTAACTAACAGTTCGTAGATTAAACCGGTATTTTTAAACTTTGAGTGTTTTATCTTCATAATATACGGTTACTATATATAAATATGGGTTAGTCCTCTAAATCTCTTAATTGTGTTTCATCAAGTAGTTTAGAATCGTCTTCTTTTTTATCTTCAAATATTAATTCTTTCTTTTCTCCAAAAGAATCTTTGATTTGTTGATAAACTGTTTCTGCTTTTGTAGTATTAGTTTCCATGACATTATCATTGTCAGACGGGAATCCGCCATGCATTCCTTGGACACCTAATCTATCTCTTCCACCCATAGGATCGTCGTTAGTACCGTACACCGACATTTTTTCTCTTGGTCTACCGCCTTCAGGTCCTACTTCATTATAACCTGATGGCACATCACCAAATCCAGCTCCTTTTTCAGTAGCTGTTGCTCTCCTACCGTACATAGAAGCTAAATCATGAGGAGTACCATAAGACCTACCAGATTTAGCTGGATCATTACCTTCTGCTTCAATTTGAGCTATTCTAAATATTCTTTTACCGTCTTCTCTAACCAAATCTCTCATTTCATTATATTGGTCTTCAGACATATCAAATATATTTTCGTATATATAATCTGAGGAGAATAATTTAGAGTCTTTCATTTGATTAGCCAGATCTATTTTTTCTTTTAATAGAGCTACTTTTTCTTGTTCGTATATAACAGAAGGATTAGTAAGCTTAATTTCAAAATTAGTTAAACTCTCTCCAGTAAATCCTTGAGTATATAAATGTACTAAAGCTATTTTAGTTAATTCAGATTCTAAAATCTTTTGAATTCTTTCAACAGTTCTAGCAAATCTAATATCTTCTGCTGCTAATGTTGCTTTACCTTGTAAATCTCCTTCATACCCAAAATATGCTTTAGGTATTTTAAGAGCAGCAAACATCTTAGACTGTAAGTATTGTATATCGTTTGTTCCATCATAATCTAAACCTTTAGTGGTTTCGATTCTAGTAGAAGCATCTCCTCCTCTAACAGGAACATAAAAATCCTCCATCATATTCTGCATATTAAACTTCAAATTATATTGTCCAGTCTTAGGATCAACATAAGGAGTTTTTTTCATAGTATTGATAGTCTTTTGCATAAACTGATCAACTTCTGCAGGAGGAATAGAACCGACATTGACAAAGAAAGTTCTTTTCTCAGGAGCTCTCATTATACGATGTATTAACATCGCATCTTCCATTAATGTAAGCTGTTTAAATATTTTTCTAGCTGGTTCGATATAAGATCTACCATAAGGTAGGTAAGCATGATCTGAAAGTAATCTAAAGTGAGCTACTTCGTAATTATCTAATTTTATTACGTTTGAGTCTCTTTTAGGTATATAATTAGGATCAGCTGTTGAAGCTAAACCTGCAGGATCTATAGTAAACTGCACCTCAGAAGGTTTCTCTGCGTTAGCACCTTCATGTCTAGACATATTATAAACTGTGTATGGAAGGATATTATAGACACCAAACTTTTCAGCTATTTCTAACTTTAAGAAATAATCTCCATACTTTAACATACCTCTAGTCCAAGACCATAGGTTAAATTCTATATTTAAAACATCATAAAATAGATTATAAAGAACTCTCTGTAAATTTTCATCTGAAGATTTAACTGATAATACTTCTCCTAAATCATTTTTTAAAGTAGCTTCGTCAGCTAATATATCTAACGCAGAAGCTATAATAGGATCGGTATCCATAGCCTCATAATCAGAATATAGCTGTATTCTTAATGTCTGGTAATTAAGAGTAGGATTAAATAAGTTTTTATTATTATATATGTGTAATCTCGAAAATCTATCAATAAGTGCGTTAGTTTCAAAATTACCAGTAGATTGAATACGGTTTATGTCGGCTACCTTAAGTTCGGTACCTCCTACGTTTCTTATAATTACATCCGAAGAAAAAAGTCTTTGCAGTCTTCCAAATAGTGATTTATCGGCCATTCAATGAATATTTAGATTCAGTATATATTATAAATAGCTACGTTATAACAACCAAGATATATCTTCTTGCCCATAGCCATTATCTATAAGATAAGGATTATTTTGCTGATTTCCAACTGATTTCATTACTCCTTTGTTTTTAGCATTTAAATTCTGGAATGATGAAAGTTGTGCTCTAGCTAAGTCCATTCCTTGTTGTCTTAACCTTAAAGCAGTATCTCTAACATAAAGTGCAGTAGCACAAGCCATAAGTAAATCATCGTTATAATTTATTTGAGCTTGAGGTTTACCGTTTTTCCATACAAATACTCTCATTTCTCCTATCAATCTTTTAGATTGTATAGTAACTCCTCTTTCTCTAATATACTCAATCATTTTAGCAACTACTAAAGGTCTTGTTCTTACTGACATAGTAAACCCGGGAACCAGTTTATCTCTTTCGTATTTAGACATATATGATTCTACGGTTTCCATTTGAGAAGTAGAACTATAATATAAATTACTATACTGTCTTTCCATTATTTGTTCTATAGTAGCCCATCCAATATTTGCATTTTCTACTACTAATAACGCTTGATTATATTCAGAAGCTATACCTACGAGAACGTTACCAAAATCTTTAGGTGATAATTTACCTTTATATTCTCCTACTTGAGTACAAGATTCTATATCAAATATGTGAAATGCAGAATAATCAGCAGAATCACCTCTCGCAACGTCAGCTACTACCATATAAGATTTGGTATAGTCTACACCTTCCCAAATCCATAAATTAGTATCAACTCCTCTTTTTTCTAGAGGTTCTTTTAAATAAGTTTGTTCGTAAAATAACATATCATCTGGTTCAAATACTGTATCACCAGAAGCTAAAAAGTCACAATCACATTCTTGTCCTGCCATACGGGGACCTAAATCTGAATCTTGTTGTTCTCTCCATTCTTCGTTTCTTTCAGGATGTACTGTCCAAGGTAGTTTAATAGGTAAAAATGAATTTTCACCACTTTCAGCTTTTTCCCAAGTTTGATGGAACCAGTTACCGATACCATTAGGAGTTGATAAAGCCATACATTGACCCCCGGTAGCTAATGTTTGTTGTGCTGCTGTAAATGTTTCGTCAATATTATCGATAAATGCTGCCTCATCTATAAGCAGCAAAGATACTGCTTCGGATCTGGCTGCATCAGTATTGGAAGATTTTGCTGTAATTTTTGATCCATTTTTAAGTCTTAAGGATAATTTATTTTTCTCTAAAGCCGGTAGTCTTAACCATTTAGGTAATTGATCATACATAAACATAGTTTTTGAAACTAAGTTACGTGCAGTTGCTTGAGTAGTTGCTAAAGCTAATACGTTTTTATCTTTATGAAATAACATCATCCATAAAGCATATGCAGCAGATAAAGTTGATATTCCTAACTGTCTTGATTTTAAAGTAATAATATATTGATTATCTCTAAATAAGTGTAGTACTTTAGATTGAAAAGGATATAAGTTAAATAATATTCTACCACGAGTAGGATGTTGAATATAGCAATACTTCTTCATAAAGTACGCCGGATCTTTAGCGCACTTGATATATTCTTGTGCGATTATCTTTTTGATATTCTGTGACATAACTATTTACTTTTACTAACCTTTAATCCTAATTTGTCAGAATCGTGGTTAGGACTATTTTTTGATAAATGACTTACTTTAAAATTACCTGATTCTATAACTTTAACTTCTCCCTGTAAGCTGCCAGGATTTAAAAAGTATTTAACATATTTTACTTCAACGTAATTATTAAATAAATCATTAAAGTTTAAATCAGGATCGTTATTTATTTCTTTTACAAACGCTTTTTCTATTATAATTCTATCTCTATGAGATTGTTCATCTTCAGGTTTTTTACCTAATTTAGGAAAATGTGGATATATTTTTTTATATTCTTTTACTTGGTTTTTTAAAGTGTTGCTTCCGAATACCTCTATAGCTTTAAAAGCACCTTCATAAACTGAATTATTATTAATTATATTAGTAAAGTTTCTTATTTTATCAGAAACTTCTCCGTCTAACAAATCTACTAATTTTATAACGTCAATATATTTTACAGTGTTTCCGACTGAAGATCCAGATTTAGCGCTCACTTGTACCCTATCTTCACCTTTATATAATATATAGTCTAATAACCTATAATTACCAGCTCCTGGGAATTCTACTGAATCGCATCCTATCTGTAATCCGTATAACAGAGCACCGTGAGGTTCCCCGAAATTTTTATTTACTTCGTTAAAAAACCCTCTAGGTAACTGTTCTTTTTCCTCATCAGATAAAGCTCCTTTACCGGTGATAGCTAAAAGAAGTGCTTTTTTCTGTATGTCGTTTAATACTTTATTATTTTTAACTCCGTTAATTAATTCATTTTGTAAAGTTTGAAGGCTAATTTTTTTATCTAAAGTTAAACCTAACTGTTGAGGTTTAAGTTCAAAAAATTCTCCTGCTTTTACTCCTGTTGGTTTTAAGGTAATACTTATACCATCTACTTTAAACTTACCTTTTTTATTCAGTAAATTAGGTCCATAATTACCAGAGTTCTCAAAGCTGTTTAATAAACTTGGCCTATCATCAGTATAGATTACTATATGAGTTTTTGAAGCAGGTTTTATCTGATCTTTTGTAATCTCAAACTCTTCTATTATTTTTTCAGCTAGTTTTTTAGCTGCTGGAGTAAGTACGTCGTACTCTAACTTTACTAATTCAGCTACTAAAGGATTGTAGCCAAACAAAGATTCGAATATGTTTATATCCTCTTCATTACTAATATCAGGATATCCTTTCTTGGTTCTGAACGACCATTCTAATATGACTTTGTCTATAAGATTCATAACGTTAAATTATGCTGCTGGGTCTTCAGCTGGTTCTTCGAAATCGACTGGTTCTCCTGTTAAATCAGCTCCTCCTGCATCAGCACCAGCATCATCTCCTAATCCGCCCCCTCCGGTATCGTCTCCTAGCCCACCACCGGCATCATCATCTCCTAAGCCGCCTCCGCCGCCTCCAGCATCACCTCCAGGAAAATCTCCTCCACCGCCTCCGGCAGAACCTCCTGTATCAGTATCAGCAGGTTCTCCTTCGCCAGCACCGCCCATCGGGCCTTCTTTATATAATATAGCTAATTTATCTAACGCTTGTTGATAATCGTTAATTTTATTTATGTAGTACCTTTTACCCATAATCTGAGCTTCAAATCCATTACCGGTCCATTTCATAATATAGTCTTGACCGTTCTTTAAATTGATTCTAAACTCAGTAGGTCTTGGAGATATCCAATCTATTTTTTCTACAAACTCTTTAAAGTCTTCTGTTTGTAATTTTATAATAGCTGCTTTTAATGTAGGGAACTTAGATAAAATTTGGTCAGTCGCATCTTCTAAAACAGTATCTTTAGGAGCTTCTTCATTTCCTTCTTCTTCTGGTTCTGGTTCCTCTTCTTCTTTTAATTCATCTAATAAACTTTCTGCTAAACTAATTTTACCTTCTTTATAATAGTCTGGGTCTTGATAATAATCGTCTTCTTCTCTTCTACGTTTTACGTAATCTGTTTCGTAATCATCGTCTTCTTCTTTTAGTCTTCTTGCTTTAGCAATTGCAGCGTCGATTTTGTTTAACATATCATCGTACTTATCTGCTATTGGTCCCCCTTCTGGTTCAGCTTCTTGCTCCATATCTCTCATGATCTGAGCTCTTTTAGCTTTAAGTTTTAAAATGATAGGATCAAATCCTGTACTTTTAATTGTTGAACCCGCTTTAGGATCAGAACCTGCAAATTTATCTCGTTTCATTCTAGCTGCTCTAACTTTGATAGCCACTGGATCATTATAATCTAGTTTTTCTAACATAATTTTAGCTTCTTTCACCACTTCAGCCATTCTTCTCATTTTCATAAGATCATACTGCTTAGGATGGTTAGTTCTTAAATACCTTTGAAGTTGTCTAAATAAAGTTTTGATATTTTCAAATATTTCTTTTGCTGCTGCATCGTTCTTAACTGCATCAACACCCATCAAAGTTTTTATATCTTTAATTATCTTAACGAATGAATTATAGAGTTTAGAATAAGAAGGAAGTCTAACTAATCTATGTCCTACTGAACCTGTTTCTTTATTGTAACTTGTAGTAAAGTAGTATGTTTCATAATCAGCGTCTACGTAATCTCTATTAGGATCTCCAGGTGCATTTTTTCCAAATACTTTTATTTCTTTAGAAAACTTTTTTTGCATATCTGCAGGAAGATCTTTAAATCTAGTTAATTTAGGATTATCTTCAAATTCTTTTTCTAAATCAAAACTTTCATCATCTTGTTCATCTATAGTACCTGATACTGGTCCTCTTCTAGCATAAAAATCTGCTTGTGCATCAGCTTCTCTTTCTAAACCAGTCATTACATGATCTACTATATCTTTTAAACCTTCGACTGAAATACCTACTGGGTTATAATTACCATCTGTCATATAAGCATCTCTTCCGGCTACACCTGAGTAACCTGCTTCTCTCATTCCAGCTTTCATAGCTTCTTTTTGATCGATTCTATAACCACCCATTCTACTGATCGTAAACTCATCAGTATCTTTATTATGTTGGAATATTACTGATTGAGGATATGGACCATCTCCATAACTGACCATATACCCTTCAAATCCAGGTTCTCCACCATCTGAGCTACGTTCAGTTATGTCGTATCCTTTATTATTAAAGTAATCGAATAGCCGTCCGCCATCCATCTCGTTGAGTAGCGATACGTATGATTCTAATATGAGCTTTTCTAATTTATGCATACTATTTCTTTTTCTTTTTGTAGCCTTTATGCCAGTGTTCTTTTTGAGTAACTATCTGTAATTCTTCAACAGGTATATCCTCTACTACTTTTTTACCTTCTTTAAACAATACGTCATAATGAGTAACAACATACTTATTTCCTTCTTTGATTAAAGTATGTTTCTCTGGAATACAAATGCCTACTCCGTAAGTTTCATGAACTACTTTAGCAGCACAATCGTGTTTATACCCAGGAGCAGCTTCTTTAGTAAGTTTATCAATATACTTTGCTTGACCAGCATGTCCTTTAGAAGATTTCTTTAAGGACTTACTCATATCTTTTAACTTCTTTTTTTCGTCTTTAGATAATTCAGCTTCATTCTTTTTTTCTTTTTCAGCTTTTGCAGCATAGATTGCTTTTCTTTGAGCGTCAGATTTGTAATCTCCTTCGTTAGTATATACTTCACCGTCTTCAATTTCATATCCTTCTTCTTCTAATCTATCTACAAAACCTCCTAAAGTAACATCATATCTATTAGCAGAGTACATAGTATTAAAAGCACCATATGCATCTAATCTTGATAATGAATTTTTAAAATACATTCTAACTACTTCTCTAGCTTCTTCTCCTTTAGCTTCAATTTCGTCAACTAAATCTCTTAATTCTCTGATTGCATCATCAACTTCATCTTCACTTACTTCAGTTAACTGTTGACCTCTACCTACATTAGCAACAGCTTTATCTAAAGCGTCTTCTACTTGTTTTTTCTTTTTAGTAAGAGATTTTAAATGATCCATAACTGAATGTTTACCTGGTTCTGAACCTCCTTGATACATGTGATCGCCGCCTTTTTCTTTCCTTAAGTCATTAAGCTCTTTCATTTTATCGACTATCATGCCATGAACTTTTTGTAATTTAGAAACTGAATGTTTACCTTTGGGTAGTTCTTTATCTTCTATTTTTTCATTTACAGGTACCTGCCTTTCTAAATCTTCAAATTCTTGAGCAACATGAACTGCAGCTCTAGCAAATTCTTTTACCGTATCTCCGTCTATTTGAATATATTCGTATCCGCCTCCTTTTAATTTAGGAGCAGTTATTTGTAAAGCTATACCGTTCGGTCCTGCAAATCTTTTCATTGAAAACTTATCCCCTTCGTATAAATCAGTACCTTCGTTAATAGCATGCTCTAGAGCTAATTTGTCTATGATAGGTTGTTTCTCTTCAGAATCTAGATAATGATATGCTTTTGATACGTAATCTTTTGCTAAGATTAATTTTGATTGCCACCAGTTAGGAAAATCTACTTCTCCATCTACTTGGTCATATTTAGCTAATTTCTTATATAATTTAGCTGCATATGTTGCTATTTCGTAAGAAGTTGATTTTAACATTCCAGGTTCGTCATCTTGATGTCCTACATCTAAATCATCTCCTCCATGTCCTTCTCCAACGTTTTCTTCATCTGCTAAAGCTTTTCTAGCAAGTTTAGCAAAGAGTTCTTGGTTAGCCTCCTCATCTTCTTTTTTATTCTCATTTTTAGCTATCATAGATTTAAGTAACTCCATAGCTTTATTATAAGCAATATCAATGTTACCAGATGCTTCAATATCGTCTATATGTTTTTGGGTTACATTTTCATCTAATTCAGCACTATGGTCATAAACATTAATACCATAAGCTTGTAAATCCATTACTGCATCATACATAAACGAACTAGCTTCTCCTGATATTATATCATCTTCTTTAAACATAAAGTAAATAATAACATTGCCCATTCCATCTGAATCTACAATATCCATTTTTACTCTGCTTTCTTGAGCTAATTTATTTAAAACTGTCATAGCAGCTTTATATTCCATTCTAGGAACTTTTATATAGTGATGATCATCTCCTTCTCCTTCATTCTTATATTGAGTTACCGGAGGTACTTTAGATCTTTGTTTATCTTTTGGATCACTTAATCTAGCTCCTCTTTCTCTAGCATCTTTAGTTAATCTACCTTTTACTAGATTACCAGATTTAGTAAAGTAATGACCTTTAGGAGCACCTTTAGTTTCGTCAACATCTTGTCCCATTAAAGTTACATCGTCTCCTTTACTATCAGTTTTATTAGCTACATCTTCGATCTTTTTAACGTGACCTTTTAAATAATTAATTTTACCAGGATCAATTTCTAAATCTCTAGAAAGATGAATAATTTCATCTCTCAATTTATTAGCTACTTTTACATGTCTTTCGTCAGCTTTATTTGATTTTAGAACCGCTTTTTCTAATTTAAATAATTCATCATGTTTAAAAGTCCACTCACCTAATTCTTCAGGTGATTTACCTCCTTCGATTAATTCATCTCTTAATGATTCAGCACCAGGACAAATATCAAAATGCTTAGGTTCTGTATAAGTAGAGTAGTTTATTTCATTTAATTCTTCGTTTAAAGATTTAAAATGCTTCATTAACTCGTTAGTCAATACATCTTTATTTATAATAGGTTTACCAGAACCAGCTACACCAACTTCTACTAACTTTTTATCGAACGAAAAGTCTGCTAAATGCAGATTATTATCTTGTATATGGAAGGAAAATTCATCATCACTATTTCTTTCTCCTTTGTAAACTACATGTACGTCGAAACTCATTGGCTGAATTCTCTTTACTCTCATTCTAGCTAATTCATCTCCTGTATTGATGAGTGCTTTTGCAAGAGCTTTTCCCGTTTCCATTGCAATCATAGCTGTTTCATTTTGATCGAATTCGATACCTGAGTTTTTGTTTAATCTGTCTAGTTCTTTTAGTGATTGACCTTTTGCAGTATCAATTCCAGTTATATTAGGATCTTTTTTAAGGTCCATAGCAGTTTTTCTATCCATTTGTACAGCTTTAGTATCGCCGCCTTTAGTAGAGATAAACATAGTTTCCTCTTTTTCTGCTAATTGTTTTTGAAGTGATTCTTTTAAGGTAGTTAAGTTGGATATACTTTTACCTGTATATGAAGTTTCTAACGTAGTTTTATTTCTACTTCCAATAGTTTGCAAAGCAGTTTCAACTTCGGTTAGACGTTTTTTGATTTCTTCGTACGTCATCGTAGTGTTTTTTATTGTATAGCTATATAAATAAATAGATTAATCTTCCCAAATAACGTTTTTAAACTTTTCTGGTGATAATCCAAAATAATCTGTTCTCCATTGTGTTTGCTCAAAGAAATCTAAATTAAACCATTCACTCTTCTTTTTCCATAATTTCTTAGCAATATCATCCCAATCTTGATTAATAACAAATTGTTCTATTTCTAATTTTTTCTCTAGTACTGCATCGTATTCAAAAGAATCCCATTCATAGTGAAAAACTTCAAATACAGCATCTGGTGAGACATAGTCAATAGAAATATCTATTCCCCATTTTGGTTTCATTTTAACTAATTTCCAAAGCATAGGATTGTTTTCTTGAGCTATATAAGATATCTGTTCTAAAGCAACAGAATAAAAACCTTTTCTTTCAAATAGATCTGAATGATTTATGTGGGCTCCGTCTCTTTTATCCCAAGTAATCCAGTCATATCTCATACAATCTTCGTGTCTTCTTTCTACAATTGGGTACCCATTACTACTTAAAAAAGCTTGTTCAGCTTTTGTTAAATGATAACCGTTTTGGTCAAATAAGTCTACACAGTTAGGGTCTAATAGTACCTCTACTTCTTCAGTAGGATCTAAAAAATAAGCATTCCTATGTAATTTATTATTTGATATTTTCATTTTTTCTTGCCTGATTTCATATTAGCACACCAGTGGTACATTTTACCTTTCTCACCGCCGTACTTTTTAGCTTTTGCTCTCAAGCTAGTAACAGAACCTTTGCAACTAGCTCCTGATTTTTTTACTCTACCTGGTCTAGATTTACCTTTTACTTTACCGTCTTTAAAGTTTTCATCTAAAACTTCTCTAATTAATTCTGCTATTTGTGCTTTACTAAATGGCATTTTTTTATACTAATTTATCGGTCCTCCACCAACCCAAGCATCACAGGATCTAGCTCCAGCACATTTGAACCAGAAAAATTCACAAAATCCTATGTTTGATTGTTTAACTATTTTTTCGCCTTGTTCTCCTATTGCTTTAGCTATTTTAGAAAGTACTGTTTTCTTTTGATTAAAAGCAGAACAATTAGAACATGTAGAAGTTTTTGCATGTTCAACAGTCGTATCCCACATTTCTGCTTTATCTTCCCAAAACTTTTTTGCCCCTTTTTCATCCCCAGGATTCAAAGGTCCGTATCTATACTCTTTTACTGTTACGTTTCTACTCAACGTATTTAGATCTAAATCAGTTATAGAATCTTTCGGTTTAGCTTTTTTAAACCTAATTTCTTTCTCTTTTCTTAGAGCTGCTGGAGTATTATTTGTACCATAGTCGGATAGTTTTCCTTCTATTACTAACTCTTTAACTACATCAGTTAATTTCATAAAGCATTTCTTCTTTCTAGTTCTCTTTTAATAATATTTTTTTTTCTTTTAAAAGAGTCACTTTCATACATCTTTTGTAACTCTTCTGTTGAGGTATTATGAGGTGTATAATGTTTCCAGACATACTTATTGGTCATTTTACCTCGAGCATCTCTTATATAATCTTTAGTACTAGGTTTTAATTTTGCAGGCATTATTTTTCTCCTTTCCAAATTTCGCCTCTTCTACAACGAACAACTGCCCCGGAGGCGTATGCTGAAGGCCAGGTGTCATATTTTCTTTTTGCTATCCTTGTACATCTATCATCTTTCTTTTTTTTCTTTTTTTCAGAGATAGGCTTTCTCTCTTCTAATAGACCAACTACTAAATTAATAATATCTTCCTTAGTAATTTTTTTGTAGCCAGAACCAAAAGGAGCTGCTTTACCATCATGATTAGGAGCTACGTTTTCGTTTTTCACTGAATATTCTCCTTTTTTCAAAAATGGTAATACATCGTTGTAAGGTACGTATTTAACCCCGTCGAATGTTTTGATTTTTCCAGCAAATGCTTTACGGTCATCTTGACCTCTAGTAGTTCTTTTATCTTCATCAGAAAGAGCAAATACTTCATCAGTGAGTCCTAATTTAGCAATTATAAATCCTAAAAGTCCAACAAAAGGAATTTTTTTAGTTATTGCTCCAAAAACTACTGCGTTGATTTTAAGAAGATCTAAAAGCTGTCTTTTAATAAATTCTTGATTTTCCCCACTAATAGTTTCTCCTTTTAGATAACGTGCAACAACTTTTAACATATCTCTAGTTTCACCTGCTTCTTCTCTAGCAGTTTGAATCATATTGTTAACTTGCCCTTGTAATTTATCGATACCTCCTGCTACTAATTTGCCTACACCAGGTATTTTAGATATTGTTTTTTCTATTTGGTCTATTTTAGCATTGATGTTTTCTTGCATAACAGCATCTGGGTATAATGTATCCATATCATATATGCCTCCTTTTTTAAAGTCTAAAGCATCTAAAATATCTCTTTTTATATCTTTAGGCATATCGTATAGTATATGCATTGCAAATTTTTCTCTACCTATGCTTTTGGCTAGCTTTTCTAGCATATCGGTTATCTTAGTATCTCCGTAAACTCTTACTTCTTTTTGAACGGTTGCTTTTTTAGTATTTTTCACGACTGTTTTTCCTTTAGCTCCTGCTTTACGTTTTTTTCTAGCAGTAGCTGCTCTTTGTGCTTTAGTTAAACTTCTTGCTTTAGCAGCAGGCAAACACCTATCAGGGTTCTTTTTATTTTTAGAGGTACCACATGGACCTGCTATGTTACCAGCAGTACTAATCCTAACCCACTTTTCTTTTTTAAACCAATCTCTTAAAGATTCTTTAACAATAATATTTAATTCATTTTTAGTCATTAATCATTAAATTATTTCTGTTAGTAATCTAATTATTACAGCAGCTAATCCTGCAAATAAAATCCATAGTGCCTTAGTTACTCCATCTTTCCAACGTTTAAGATCTTCTACTTCAGCCATTTTAGCTTGAAAGTCTCTTTCGTTACTTTGCATATCTCTCCTGAAATCAGAGTTTTTATTTGTTTTGACTATTACTCCATCTTCTGGGTTAAGCAGGGTGAATTTAAGGTCAGACATATCTTCTTTAAGTTCTCTTACATCTTCAATCATAGCCTTAAGTTCACCATTAGGCATATGTTTTTTAATATGTACGAGTTCGGATAATACAGATTCTAATAATTGCTTCTGTGTCATTGGATAAAAAAATAATATAGTTTAATATAAATATATACTAATCTAGCTTACTCTTTAAATAGTCTAAATATTCCTTTAATTTATCAGACATTTCATTTTTAATCTTAGACTCATTCGATTTCCAAACTTCTATATCTCCTTGTTCAGTTACTATACTCGATTCGTCATCCATATACTCCTTTAATTGCTGCTCAACATCACTTACAAAAACTTTAATATTTCCTTTTTGCATTTGACGAATATAATCATCTAGTAATCCTGCTTTTCTAAGTTCATCGTTATAGTCCATAGTACAGTTAAAGCACATCTTATTTATTTTATAAGTTTGCTTAGATAAATGATAATTCATAGGACCACCACACTTAGGACATGCTAAAGGTGTTTTAGCTGCTTTTTTAGCAGAATCAAGTTTAGTAATATTTTGTTTGAGACCGTTTTTTATAGTCCATTGTTTACCGCGTTCTTCCCAAATGTCTCCTTCTTTATATCTCTTAGTAGATTTTTTATAACCGGTTTGTAATTTAGTTTTAGAAGTAAAATCTTTATTGACTATATTTCTTATTCTATCTACATCTGATTTCTTAAACTCTTTTTTAAGAGTATTATCCCTCATAACCTAGTTGTTTTAATCCCTGTATAGCAGGTCCGATATCTCCATCTTTTACTCTGAAAGCAATACCGCCTTTAGATATCCATTCAGCTATATTAGATTTCTTATCATCTATTAATATTCTATTTTCATTAGCATATCTTTGTTTATCAGCAGAGTATGCAAAGTTTACTTTTGGTTTCGGAGTAAGATTATTTTTTACCCATAAATTTTTTCCTAATCTTGATGTATTATTTCTAGAAGGAGAAGTAAGAAGTTGAGGATTATAAGGACTAATAAAATTCCATAACTCTTGCCCTCTTGGCATCCAATCCATACCTACCCAAAACGATACACCTACGATATTATCAATAAAGTTCCAAAATTCATCCATACCAAATATTTGTTCAAAATGCTTTGGTTTAGTTACCTTTTGAATATCTCTTAAAGGATAATAATCAGGACCAACTTCATTAAGTTTTTTATGAAACCTAGATTCAAAGTCAGTCAATACTCCATCCATATCACAGTATATCTGGTAAGATGGTGTTTCTTTTTCTTCCGGAAGAGGATATGCCTCTAGTAAGTCTACAATACTTGTATTCATATAACCTTTATTTAACTATAGTTTTCTTATATAATATACGAACTTTCATGCTAATATCCAACTATTTTTTAGACTTTTTTAAACGTTGAGTTTTCTTTTTTGATGCTTCTTTTCTATCTTTTATATAGTCAAAAGCACTTTTTAAACGTTTTTTAACATCAGGTTTTTTTGCTCTATTATATGCTGCTCTAGTTCTCTGATGAATCAAGTTTATAATTTGAGATTGTCTAGCATGTGATTTAGCTTTAAAAGATTTTTTATTTAAAGTATCTACTATATCTTGTCTGGAGCTGAATTTAACTCCGACTGTATCTTTTGGATCTTCATCTGTGTATAATCTTCTGCTTGATCCTTTTGGTTTCTTACCTGTACCTTTTTTAGGTTCTTCCTTTATTATCTTAATTAAATCTTCAGCTAATTCATCGATACTAAATACTACTTCGTTTTTAGATTTTTTTAATGCTGTGCCTGCTTTTTTAGCTGCTTTATACGCTTTCGAATTTTTATGAGAAGATTTTTTACCAGATTTCTTTTTAGCATTTATATTCGCCCATAAACTCTCGTCTAAATTTTTTATACTATCTTCCCAGTTTCTAAAAGTTATATTACCTAAAGTATATGCTTCTTTCTCTAATTGTAATAATCTGTCATCTGAGTTAGTATCGGTAGTGTTGATGTTGGTAAGAACACCTTGTAAGTTTTGCATATGATGCACCATTTCATGTGCATAAGATCTAACTATATCTTTATTATGTCTTCCGGTAATATACAAAACTATTTTTTTTTCAGAAGGAGAATAGTAAGCTGTTCTTCCAAAAAAGTTAGCAGCATTAACTTCATCTTTTTTAACTATTACTTCAGGTAATGGAGATATATTCATTCCTATATCTAACATATACTCAGTTAAAGAAGTAATATACTCTTTTAGTTTTAAATTACTTTTTTCTTCTTTCAAGTTATCAAATTTTACTGTTAAATAATCTCTATTGTGAGTAATATTTACTCCGCTAGGTACTAATCTGTAAAGGTAATTATAAAGAATATCTAATCTATTTTTATCAACAGAGTTTATTATTCCTGTCTTATTCAATTGCCCTTCGTTAAAATATTCATTTATAAAACCATCTATATTTTTTGCTAATATTTCTGCAACGATTTTATCTTTTAGATCATTTAAAATTTTTAAAATTTCTTCTCTTGATAAATCTTTAGGAAAAAAATCAGTAATTTGATCTAAGTTACCTGAAAGTATATTCTTCCTAAAATCTGTAGCTCTTATACCTGAACCGGGTTTAGAAGCTAAAGCTAAACCTTGTACGTTAGGTGCATTTTTAAAAGTAGTTACTCTTCTTAAATCTACAAAATCTTCTTCTGATCTTATTCCTGTTACTGCTACAAATTTAGTTTCGGGATTTGCTTGAGCATAATCTTTTGCAGCAAACATTGGATTACTTCCCCCATCTAATATTTCTACATTACCTAAGTATTTAGCGTATATGTTCCAAATAGTTAATGCTTCGTCTTTATCTATGCCATTTCTTTCTCCTGCACCTACAAATACTATAACTTTATTTATATTAGGTTTTTCATTAGATTCGCCAGAAACTAGATCTGCCCCTTTTTCTTTATAGTTGTCTTTATCATATATAGAACCATTATAAGAGCCGTCGAGTAAAGATTTTACTACGTTAAAATGACCTCGATGAGGTGGTTTAAATGCTCCTGGGTATAATGCTATCATGCTAAAAATGCTTGTACTTTTTGATCTATTTCTCTAGGAGTTGAATGTTTAAGTTTTTCTTGAAAAGTAGGATTATAAATCATATCTATAATATTATCTAAAACTGCATCATAATCTGCATCTCTTTTTACTTTTCTATCTCTATACTTTTTTACTGCATCTCTTAATTTATCTTGACCAGGACCTACTCCATTCTTTCTATATGCTTTTAAAAATTCTTTCTTAATAGCTTTATCTTCAGATCTATTATCTTTATCCCAACTAACACTACCAACGTGTTTTATAAACTCATCTTCTTCTTCTTTAGACATTTCTACTGGTTCAAAGAAAGAAGAACCGCCTATGTCGTTTTCTTCATTATACCTTTTTAAATAATCTTTCACTCCAGATATACCTGCTTTAGCAGCAGTATTAAATGCTTCTATTTCTTTATTATATTTTCCGCCTCTATCACTAACATGTATTGATAAATTACCTTTTAACTTTCTATTATAGTCTTCAATTTTTTGATAGATATTTCTCCAAGTAGACATCACTGCATCTGCAGGTACGTTTCTTTTTCTGCCTTTAAAGTTTGAAATATAAGAAATCATAGGATGTGCATATACCATCACCATGTATATATCATAACCTAGAGAAAGTAACTTATCTAAGTTTTTCTGAAAGCCAGCTCCTGAAGCAGTAGTGTCCCAAACAAAGCTAGTTTTGTCTTCCGCCGCCGCCATTGCGTCCTTGGCTGTTTGACTGGACGCTGGACCTAGCTTGTTGTGATACGGATGATCCGGATCCTCTATATACTTGTCTGGGTTGAACTGGGTTAGAGAGTCTAGGGACAACTGGTTTAGAAGGTACGTTTTGCCTGTTCCAGCTCCCCCTGCCATTATTACGGCTTTCGGACGACCAGTTTGCTCCAGAATTATTTCTGATAATTTGATCATTATTACTGTTGTTTATTATTCTTACGTTAAGTCCATTTTCTCTAAATTCGTTAACTATACGATTAATATTATCATTATTAACGTTATTTCTAGGATTATTATACCTAGTAATCATTTGATTACTAATGGTCCTATTATTATAATTAGTTGTATTACTCCCTCTTCTTCCATTAATGTAAGCAACATTATAATTATTATAATTTGAACCCCATACTACATTATTCCATGGTCTGTAAGGACGATACCATCCATAATAGTGATAAGGTCTATACCAGTCGTACCAAGACCAAGAATTATAACTGAAAGCCCAATCGGTCCAAAACCAATGGCTGTGAAAATAAACATCGAATCTATTATAGGGTCTCCATATTCCGTCTAACCTTGGATTATTCCAATACCATGAATAAGGTTGATTCATAGCATATTGAGCAAAATTCCATCTAAAATTGAAGTCAGTTCTTAACTTCCACCTTAAATCTGAAAAGGAATTTAACGTGTCTATTTTAGTTTCTTTTGCAACTGGTATAATATAATCTACCGGGTATAAAGGGTCGTGATTTAATGTAGCAAGTTTATAAGAAGCACATCCGTAAAGAATAAACATGGTGATTAATCCACCTATTAATCTAAATAATGAGCTTGGTAATTTTTTCATAATTTTAAAGTAGTTGGGTAACTATTATAAATAGGTTCAACCTTAGGGTTTTCTAAAGAATATAGTTTATAGATTGTTTGAAATAAATCGAAATTATAATCAATTTCATCTACTATTTTTATTTTCCAACCCTTTCCTTGATATATTCCTTGCTTTTTTGAAGGTCCTCTTGATTGAGCTTTTAACCAAATTATACCGGTTCTATCTATTTTGATTCCTTTAGTTTCTTCTAATGCTTTAGCGTATGCAGCTAACTGTAGATCATAAGATTTATGTAAGCTATTAGAAGTTTTAAGGTCTAACAACCAAACTTCATCGTCCATTTTTACTACTAAATCAGCAGTACCTGCATACTTAAACTCATCAGAGTATACAAAGTCTTCTGTGGATATTAGTTCAGGCTTATAAGTACTCCAAAAATCATGGAATTTAAGAATCATTTCCCAAACTATTTGAGAATATTTAGCATTACCGTAATTATCCATCCAAGAAATTTCTTCTCCTTTTACTAATGCTTCTGCTGCTTCATGCACTTGAGTACCTTCTTTACCAGCTCTTCTCATAATAAGATCGGCACTATGCCCAACATCTTTAAGCCATGACTCAAAAAATTTATTTTTGGGCATGTACTGGAGTATGGTAGTTACAGATGGATAATATACTCCTTCCGATCTTTTATAAACTCTTCTATCTAAAAAATTAATTTGTTGGAGTTCAGGTTTAAAGTCCAACCTTTTTTTCTCGTTCTGTTCGAGAATATTCATACCTTGTTTTATCATAGGTCTAATTTATGCAGCATTAGACGAGATATATCTAATTCTTCTGCTGTTTGAATATAACTGGTAAAAGCTCGAAATCCCATTTCGGAAGGATCTTTATCCTTCATCTCTACAATAAAAACTCTTTTACCGTTATTTAAAAATTGTTCAGCTATTTTTAAAGCTTTTGATTTAGCGTCATTATCTAACGCAATATAAATGTCCCTCAAAGGGCTTGTTATTATTTTCTTATAAAGAGACGTAGATATGTTTTTACCTAATATAGGTATAGCGTTCCTACGTATCGCCATTGCATCGAATACTCCTTCACATAAAATAATAGGAGCATTCCAATTTATTAAGTTTTCAAAAAAGATTATGTCTTTGCTCGCTTCCGGGTTTTTATACTTATAGTAGTTGCCATCATAACTTCTTGCAACAAAGAAATTGAGTGTACCGGATGCAGAATAACTTGGGATAATAACTCGTCCTCCATATTCTCCAGATGTACAGTATCCAATCCCATATTTAATAAAATCATTGTCGGAAAGTCCTCTCTCATATAAATATTTTTTTACCAAGTTAGCTATAACTGATGCACCAGAAGCGGAATATAGCGGCTGATATTCTTTCGGTAGTTCTATTATAGATAGTTGCTTATACTCTATTTGTGCTCCTCTTGGTACGTATTTAAGTATTTCATTAGCAGTATCTCTTGGTGTCTTAAGTTGTTTAAGTAATGAACGTACGGTACGCCCTTTAGTTTCACAAACCCAGCATTCCCACGGATTTTGTCCTTCTTCGTTAGTAGACATTTTAATCTCTAACTTAGGTTTATGATGATTGCAAAAGGGGCAATGAAAGGCATAATTATCTCTAGCTCTTTTATGAGATTTACCTAATATATTTTCAATAGAGCCCAGTAGGAATGTATAATCCATACGTTGTTCTGTAACTAGTTATATTATAATATAAGAAGAATTAGTCTAAATATCAACTAATTTAAGGTGTTTTTTCTGATTAACCATTATGTTTGAAGGTCTTATATCAAGCTCATCTGGATCTATTCCGTATCTAGGAGCTTCTTTTTCAACGGCATCAACCCACTCTTCCGGAATACTACCTCTAAATTCTCCTAAAACTTCCATTTGTATTATACCTAATTTAGGATTGATAACTTCAACATCGTATATTCTAGCAAAGTTATTCGTTTTTTTACCTTTAAGTAATTGTGCGTGCTCTAATTCAATTTCGTCAGTAGTTACTTTGTAAACTCTACCATTGAGTAGATAAGCTGATCCATAGTCTCCAGAACCTAAATGTTTACCTCCCTGATCTAAGATTTTATCTACTTGTTTTTCGAAATCAGGATCGTAATATAAAATTTCTCCCAGTATTACGTGCGATAGTCTCATAACATTAATCTAACGGCCCTCCTTTACCGGAACTCATATAATCACCAAATTCTCGAGATTCTTTTGTATCTATTTGAACGTAGATTGGATGATTATCAGCTCCTTTAGGACCAATTAAATAAAAAGAACTTATTCTTATACCTTCTAACTTATTACCTTCTTTTTCATGTTCTTGAACTACTTTTGCTACAGTAGCGTAAACTTCAAGTTTCCAACTTCCTTCAGGTTTAATTTTTTTAGTTGAAGGAGTAAACATACCGGTATCAGTAGGTACTTGAATGCTTTCTATAGTGTCAGGCATTCTTTTTAATGCTTGTTCAAATTCTATGAGAGTATCAGCATTACCTAGCCAATCAGTAATATATTTTTTACCGTTAATAATGCTAACGTCTTTTCTAAATCCTTCGAATATTATACCGGTTAATTTCATCTTCCTTGACCTCTATATTTCTTTTTATAATTTACGCTTCCTTTTGATCTAGATGTTTTAGTCTTAGCATGAATGCCAGGTCTCTTTTTTTTAACTTTAGCAAAAGTGCCGCCTAAATACGTTCTAGCCATTTTTAACAATCACAGCAATTGCATTGACATGATGTTCCACACTTACAAACTATACAATCGCATTTCATAATTTAAATATTTTAACTTTTAAATCACCAGTTCCTTTTATTAACCGATGATATGTTTCCTTTGGTATAAATAGTTTGTTTTCTGATAATCTTTGTGGAAACTCGTTATCTAATTGGAACTGCCAATCGGTATTATGCAGGGCTTGAACTATTCTATCTTCTTTATCTCTATGCCACACGAACTCTAAAGCGGGAGTATTAGTAGAAAACTCTCTAATAACATATTGATCTGTAACTGTTTCTTTATAGGGATTGCTCATAAGTATTATATCTGACCTTGAGATGTAATCAAAATAGACCTTGATGAACCGTATGCAGTCCCCTGACTATTTGTGGCATAAGCTCGAATATAATAAGTAGTTCCACTAGGTGCAGTCAAAATTTGATTTGTAGATCTAGAAGTTGTGTATTGTCCAGTACCTCCTGTAGGATGTGTTTCAGTGAATTGATTGTTACTAAGTGTTGGGGCTGTAGTATTAGAAGAAGCAACATGTCCTCTTGCAGTCACGGTAGCTCCTCCAGTTGCACTTACGTTACCTATCATTGATAAAATACCGCCTGATACTGATACAGTTCCTATACCTACTGTAGGTATAGTAAGACTGGTTTTATCATGGTCGTAGTTGTACCATTCACTCATTGCATGAGGGGTAGATGTATCTGGTCTGTTAGCTATACTATTAGCTGTATTAATAAGACCAAACTGAGTACCGGTTGACATATTTGTCAAACTTAAATTATTGCCAGGGTCAGTTGAAGTACTATAATTATTATATCTCTTTTCTCTAGCTATTCCTCTCAAAGAAAGTGCTCCTGCAAATGGTACTGCCATAATAGAAAATTTTTACCAGTATCCTGAAAAGTTTGAACTTCCGCCTAAAGACTTCCAGTATCTACCGATATTGCAAGACCAGTAACCAGCTTTAGTTTTATCTTTCTTCTGTGCACATTTATGTCTAGCAGCAAATGATGCTCTAGCACCTCTCTGTTTTAGTTTAACAGAAAGACCTGTGTCACCAAAAGATACTTTTTTAATATTACCTGTTTTTGGATTTTTAACGTAAACGTAGAATTTTTTAGAACCTCCTCGTTTAGGTTTATTTAATTGTACTTTTTTACCTCTATACTCAGCTTCAGGTATATAATCTACAGATGCTTTAAGCATTTCGAATCCATTATAATCGAAAGTTTCATTCTGTATTGAAACTGCTTTTCTAAATTTATCCATATTCATAGTACCTCCTATAGATTCTACTAGTTCTTTAATTAAATCAAAATCTATCATTTCTTCTATAGAAGCAGCCTCATCGATAGTATTTTCATCTTCAATCATTTCATCGATTAGGTTACCAATTTCAAACATTGGATTATAGTTTGGTGATACCATAGGTAAATCTAAAGGTACTCTCATACCATTATAATCTCCATATTCACCAATATCAGTAGACTCTAATAATAATTTATCTTGATCATTAAGTTCTATTTTACCGTCTCTCCATGCTTCTCTAGCTTCTTTGAATAATTGTATAAAGGCATCAGAGCTATAACGGTAGACATGCTCAGATAACGTTAGCTTTCTATCTAAATGGTACTGTAACGATGGGTATCCTATAATTTCTTTTATTTGTATCATGATATATATTTACTAATTTTTTTCATAGCTTCTTCTGCTGATATTTCATTACCCATCCAATTATTATGAACATAATACATAACATCTTTAATGTTATCTAAATCCCCATTCATTTTTATACCTGAGTTAATAACTTTTTCCATTTCATCGTTAGGTTCTGATAAGCTAGTGCTTTCATTTTTCATTTCGGGATGAAATAAAAATTTAACGGTATTAGCATCTTTTGCTACTTCTTTACCATCTATTTCTATACCAATTGGATAAGGCTTAGTTTTATCATCTGCCCAATAAGCTACGTCGTAACTTTTATCTTCATTACTTGTTACTAATAATCCTCTGTTATATGTATCTTCTTCGGCTTGAAGTACAACCATTTTACCGGTTGGTAAGATCATATCGCCCATTAGTTTGATATCTCCTTCATCGTATCCATCGTCATTATAACGATTTTGTTCGAGAATTATATCAGTTAGTTTCATTTAATAAAATCTTTTCTATAAAATTTTCCTAAAACATTATCGTTAATATAAACGTCATCTTGCTCTAGTACTTCATTTATAAATAGGTATTTACATTCAAAATATGTTAATAGCTTTTTATTAGGAACATAACATAAGATTCTTCTCTCAAAGTCCATAGGATCACCTTCCTTAAGTAATTTTAAAATATCTTTATGAGATCCGTAGTAATCTTTCCAATCAGATTCGGTAATAACTTTCTGCTTAAGAGGTACTCTTCCTCCTATACCTTTAGCTTTTCTTTCTTCTTTTAAAGCTGCTAAAGCTTTTTTACCTAACTTTTTATTTCTTTCAAAAAATAGAACTTTTTTTCCAATATACTTTTTACCTGTAGGTTTATGTTTAGTTTCATAAATGAAACCATAAGTACCTTTAGGCATATCATCTATATCAGATACATAATATGATTTGTATGTCCAACCTGGTATTGTGACCATAATCTATTAATATAAGAATTTTTTTATAAAATTACAACTTTTATTCTTGAGCATCTTTTTCTACTAATTCATCTTGGATGTTATGAGTTAAAAATCCTTCAGCGAAATAATTATCTACATCTTCTACATCTAATACCCCAGTTTGAATATTTTCATCTATTCTTTCTATACTACTTACTTCTATCCATTCTCCATCTTTATTAAAAATTAGTTCTCCTACTCTTAAATCCCTCGTTAAAACAAATTGTATACTTGTACCTTTAATTAAAAATGGTTGCTCCCAGGTAGCTTTAATAAGATTATTAATTAAGAAGTAATAATGATAAGTGGCTAATTTATTTTTAATTACTGTTGATGTGCTTAAAGTACCTGAAAGGTTATTAGTATACCAATTTACCCATTCTTCTTCAGTACCTATTCCGTCAATATTATAGGATACAACTTCATCTCCTTCTATAACATCTTCTATAGCTTTTGTTGTACCGTCTGCCATATTAATTAGAGTTCCGTAAACTAAACAACCATTATTTCCACCACTAGGCCCAGAAGGTCCGCTTCCTCCAGAGGACGACGAAGCTCCGTAAAAATCATCAAAATCAATAGTTGTATTTGTAGAGTTATTAATAGTTTTACCGGATGCTTCATTTAAAGATCTAATATCAGAATCATTTATAGAGCATTGAGTCTCGGTAGTACCGCCAGCTTCTACGTGTATATTATTTAAGGAAATCGCTCCTGATGTTTGTAATGCCATAGTAGTTAGTTTTTAGATTCTAACTTCTTTTCTAGCTCGTTTACTTTAGCTGTTAGTTCTTTTATAGCTTCAGTAAGTACCGCTACCGTTGCAGAATAATCGATGGTTTTAACGTCATCTATATTATCATCTAAGTTATTAGTAGTGTCGGTATAAGTTAATTCAGGAAGTTGCTTTTCAAAATCTTGTGCAATAAATCCTATCGAACTTCCTCTTTCTTTATCTTTCCAGTCAAATGATACTCCTTGTAAGTTTAATACTTTATCTAATGCTCCTGTAATAGGTCTTATATTTTCTTTTAACCTTATATCAGAAGAAGTAGATGTTGTAAATGCGGTAATATTATCTCTAGCAAAAATTCTATAGACTATAAGGTTCCTCCATCTATTACCGCTACCTCCGAGATCGAATCCTGTTGACGTGCTAGTACTATTTGTATTAGGTAATAAATCATCAGATAATAGATTACCCCCTTTTACTTGGAATATAGTCTGTTTACCTGTAATACCTGCATCTTGTCTTACAGCTTTAATAAACTTATCAGCCCCTGATACTACCTGTAGTCCCCCAGCTTTTAATTCTACGAAGTTAGTAGGTAGTTTAACTTGTACCTGAGTATCGAATGAACCAACTGAGTCAAAAGTTTGAGATTGATTACTAACACTAAAGTGTGATTCGGTATAAGAAGTAATTCCTGAAGCATTAGTAGAATGGTTTCTAGCAGAAGAAGATTTTAAAAGCCACTTATACCTCAGCTTTATAGTGCCACTTTCTGATATAGTTAAAAGTACTTTTTTATTGTTTTGAGCAGCTGCGTTACTTTGAGCTCCAGTAGAAGCAGCAAAAGATACACTATTGTTCCAGGTAAATGTAGCAGTATTGTGGTGTATTATTTCATTCGCTATATAGTTTACATGAGGTGGAATTTTTAGAGAAACTACATTTAATTCTTCTTTTATTAGGTCTCTTTTAGTAACTAATTTCTTTTCTATACCGTTTCCTGTGTCTATAAAAATTTCAGTAAATCCAGGATTAACTTCTTCAACTTTTAAAGCTTCTCCATTTTCCATCCAAAATTCGTGACCGGAAGATACCTTTATTGCTTTACCGTCTACTTCAACTTCATAATATTCAGCTCTAGTACTTTTCTTTACTTTACTTATTTTATCAGTAACAAATTTATTTTGAGTATAATCCCATACTTTTAATTCGTCTCCTTCTTGTAAATTTTTAGCTAATGTTTTATCTCCATTACCTAAAGTTACCAAAGAATTTTCATCAACTGATTCAAATGCTATTAAGAAGTCTAATGGAGAGCTAGAACTACCGCCTGATGAGTAACCACCGGAACTATTACCACTCGATGTTCCTGATGCTTGACTATAATTATATTGACTAGAATTACCAAACTTATGTGCTTGCGCTAGTAGAACTGAACCAATTTCAGTATTGGAAGAATTAAAAGCACATAAATATAAATCAGCACCTAAGAATGCTTTCCTTGGAGTAATTTTACCATGTGTTTGATTATTATAAGATGCATTATAACTCGGATTAGCAGTTGTACCTGTAGCTGAAACTGAAGGTCTTTTGACTGTAAAAGCTGGTACATTTAAGGTAACTTCAAACGTACCTTTAGCATCTGCTGTAAAAGTGTTACTAGAAGCATCTGGGCCTTGTATTGAAGCAGTAGCTAATCCTGATAAAGCACTACTTCCTATGACTCCATATGTTGGATTTGATACTGAGGTAGTAGAGGTTAAAGTAGACCAGTTTCCTCCAGAGCTTGGTATACTTCCTACATTAACGTTTGTAGTAGTATCAGCAATAGGAGTTAATTCATCTAATGGAGATATAATTACTTTTTTCTCAGCACCAGAAAACATTTGAATTTCTGGTATATTAGGTTCAAAAATTATTTCGCTATTGTCGTCTCTTAATGCATTAGTAGTTTGGTCGATTACCCAATCACCTATCCTACCTGAAGTAGCGGTTATTTCACCTGTTATAGCAGCATCTTCTGCTGTCATAATACCTTCGCTATTTACAGAGAATTTAGGTGATGCAGCAGTTGGTACACTTATATTACCCCCTATAACACTTCCACCTTCTATATTACCTCCTACTATACTAGTACCTGCTATCAAACTACCGGTAATACCGGAACCTTGTACTAATCCTTTAAATTGAGCATCTCCTGATTGACTGATAAAGAAACCTTTCGAATGTATACTACCTGCAGAATTTAAAGTAATACCTGTACCGGTATTAAATCCTGAGGTATTTTTAGTACCAGAGAAGATTGCATCTGAATCAATTGTCCATCCTCCAACAAAGCCATCATCGAAGTTAGCATTAACACCTGATCCTGCGCTAAAATCAAACCAATCTAAGATAGGGTCATTCGTTACATCGAAGAATGAAGAATCTAAGTAATAGGTTGTTGTAGCACTTTGATTACTTTCTGTTCTTTTTAGCGTATTATTATGGTAATATTTTATTGTAGCTCCATCATAACATATCTTAAATACGTCCCCGTTACTTATTGATTCGTATGTCTGTATGCTATTACCGTTTTGGTAAACTTGAGAAGTCGTACCATTTATATACCAGGCATGATCTATACTTGTAAAAGAAGTATTAGTAGAAGGGTCAGTGTTGAGGCCCATCATAAATCTTCTAGCAGATGCAACATTAGTTACTCTGAATATTACTTCTGCACTTCCTGCCTGGCCGTGTAGAGATTTCATTTCACCGTTCCAGGAATTATCATTAGCTATTTTTCTAACTGATCTACCTACAAGTTCTAAGTTACTAGTTAAACTTAAGTTAGCAGCTAAAATTTGTGATTCATTAATAGAAGAACTTAAAGAAGCTGTTGCACTATTTAATGCTGCTGTTGTTGCTGCATTTCCTCCTTCAATATTAATATCTCCTGAGATGCTTAAAGTAGTTCCATTCCAAGATAATTTACTACCTAGGGAGAACTTACCTGTATTATCAGCATAGAATTTTGTATTTGAATTA